TAAGGCCTCTACATGGTGGAGAGCCTATTTGGCCTATACTGGTACTAGTGTTAGCAATCCTGCACTAGTACCGGATTTTAATCCTAATAAGATTAAAACCAGGAAACAAGACTTTACAGACATGTGTGTATACTATTGTTTTAAAGAATACTTGTTACCACTAATTGCTGACTTTAGTATAGAAGAAAATGCCGAAAGGCAAAAGATCACATACTATGAAGGCAAGTTCAATGATATATTCAATGAACTATTAGATATGGCTGATTGGTATGATGCAGACGGAGATGGTACTGTAGAAGACAGTGAAAAAGCATTCAGTTACAGACCATTAAGAAGAAATCGCAAACGTGTAACGTTGACTAAGGTTAGATAATGATCAGAGACGATTTAATCACTCAGATCACAACTAACTTGACCAGTTATACTGAATTCAACGTGGTTAGTGATTTACCTTATGATGCTAGTGGGCAACCACTGTATCAAAAGAACTTCAAAACCGTTTATATTGACGAACAGAACGATACAAAAACACAACTGTATAGAACACTTGACCAAGGTGAAGTGTTTCAAACAGACACAGTTGTGAATGCGTATGTTACTGTCGATGCTAAAAATCAACCTAGTGATATAGATAATGTTATAACAGGCATCCTCAATGCTAAAAGTGTTGTAACAAATACTCAGTTAAATGAGGCAACTTATGAGACTGAAATTGAGGATGATTATATAACATATACTTTCGAGTATAATTTTACTAATGTTTAAAGGAGAAAACAATGGCAGGAGTAATTAATGTCACAGCAGGTTCACAAGCGATCCTAGTGCTAGGTAATACAAGTGCATTAGCAATTCCAGGAGCCGCAGGTTCTTTGGAAGTGCCTTTGATGCAAGACCTTACTTTAACAACTTCTCCAGGTACAGTTAGATATTCAACTCTAGATAGTACAGCCTCAAGTGCTTTTACTACAGTTGTTGAAAACGGCGTATCAGGTAGTATGTTGGTAGATGATGATGTGTTCTTTGGTTTATCAAACGCAACTAACAGTGTTGCAAATGATGGACTTTGGACAACTTCAAACAGCAAAAATGAAATATTCTTCAGTGTTGCTTTTGAAGGTGCCGATTCAGGTGATTATTATCTAACAGGTAAAGGCTTTATTGGTGGTTTAGCCCCAAGTGCTTCAATCGACCAAGCAGTCTGGATTTCACCGTTAGAAATTACAGTCAACGGAGACTTAACTAAGTCAACAGTGTAATTTAGTGAACTAAATGACTATGTAACACCTCTCTTAGGAGGGGTGTTATACTATAGGAGCAGATATGAAACATAAATGGTTAAGAAATTTCGATAGCGAAGGTAATTGGACTAAACCAGAACGTGTTATTGTGGTAGATGGTGTAGAACATGATCTAGATGAATATGCAAAAGCACACGGTGTAGAATTACCAGGCAAATCAAAACCAAAAAAGAAAAACAAGGTAAATAGTTATGCAGATATGGAACAATCATTCGATTCAGGAGATACTGAAATCGATGGAGATGGAGATAGCGAAGAGTCAGAATGAACTCCGCTGTGCCAAAGCAGATGTTGAAAAAGCATCTAAAAGGATATCATTTTGTTTAAGTGCTATCCACAATATAAAAGATAGATTAGAAAAGGATATGTAGATATGAAATTAAAAGATTTAGCAAGTAAACCTCAACTTACAGAAATAATTATTGATAATGAAGATATTGTCAAAAAATATGGCGATTCATTATCATTTTATGTCCACGACAGACTTCCAATAGAAACATATACAAAATTAGCCAGTGTCAAATCAGATGATGCAGGCGAAATGTATTCACTTATAAAAGATTTAATCCTAGATGATGATGGATATCCAGTAATGAGTGAAGGTAATGTGCTACCTATGGATGTAATGAGTGCGGCCATATATAAGGTTACTGAAAGCCTGGGAAAGTAACAGAAACACCTGTATATGATTCCAGAGAAAGTCAATTGTTACTAACAATTGATGGCATGGCTCAAAGATATGGTTTATTACCAACAGAAGTTATGCAAAGAGCTACTACTTACGATATGATTATATTTTACAATTCAAATTTAATCAAAGTAAGAGAAGAGAAGAAAGCAAAAGGCGAAAGTGTTGCTGATACATATAGTCAAAATAGTATAGAGCAAATGTATCAAGATTTTAAAGAGAGAAAAAATGGGAATGAAAGTAAATGATCGACTTTTTCGAAAGAAGATCAAAAAGTTACAACGTTTTATCAAAAACAAATTACCTACATTAGCTCTCGCAGAGTTCAAAAAGAATACTCCTATAGATAAAGGCAATGCTAGACGTAAAACAAAATTAACTAAAAAAATAAATGGATTTAAGATCACTGGTGATTATCCATATTCAGGTGTTATAGACAGAGGAGAATATCCAAATCCTCCGAAAGCAGGTACAGGAAAAACCAGAGGTGGCTATAGTACACAAGCACCTAAAGGTATAGTAGATCCGACATTAGATTATATAGAAGATCAAATGAAAAGAGTAACGAGGAAACCATAATGGCAATACCAATTAAAGCAGTACTAACAGTAGGTACAAAAACATTTACAAAAGGCATAGGAGTAGCAACTAAGTCGTTAGGCTTTTTTGCCGGTGCAATTAAAAATGTTACTATTGCATTTACTGCCTTTGCAGGTGTTGTAGCCGCATTTACCTTAAGGCAAGTAGCATTAATCGATAGGCTAGGCAAAGTATCCGATGTTATTGGTGTTAATGTCGATACGTTACAGAAATTTAGATTTGCGGCAGAACAAGCCGGCGTCAGTACGGATCAGGCAGATGTTGCCTTGCGAAGATTCTCACGTAGATTAGGTGAAGCCAAAAGAGGCACTGGTGAATTATTACCAGCACTTAGACGTTTAGGTATTGATGTAGAAAGTTCAGCAGGTAGAAGCAAAAATGCAGAAGCAGTGCTATTGGAATTTGCAGATGCACTTGTAGATGTAGAAGACCAGTCACAAAGACTAGCACTTGCGTTTAAGGCTTTCGACTCAGAAGGTGCTGAACTTGTTAAAACATTAGCAAATGGTAGTGAGGGTCTAAGAGAATTATTCGATGAAGCAGAAGCATTTGGCTTAGTGTTAGACAGAGAAGCCATTGCTGGTGTAGAAGAATTCAATGATTCATTAAATTTATTATATAGAACATTAGACAGTCAAGTTAAAAGAGTTATTGCAGAATTAGCCCCTGCATTGATGGAGTTCTCAACTGGACTAGCAATCAATATAAAAGATGCCGCAGAAGCAGCCGGTGGTTTTGATCAATTGGCAAAAACCATTAAGAACCAAGTAGTTGGTGTCATGATTACATTCATAGAAGTGTTAGAAAGATTAGCACAAATATTCACAGTGGTTGGACGTGGTTTCATGGCGTTAGTCAGAGACATGATGGATGATCCGTTCATAGGATTGGGCGAAGGAGCCAGAGAAGCATCTAAAGAGTTCAAAGAATTAGATGAACAAATAAAAGCAATATTAGAAAGAGAATCAATTGGTACTAATTTTATTACTGGTTTAATGGATCTTGTTGGATTTGGAGAAGACGCACAAGATACTTATAGGAACTTTGCGGCAGAATTCAATAAAATATTTAGTGGTTCACAAAGTGATAGAAACAAAGCATTAGCAGATATAGAAGTATTAATCAAAAGAAGAGCAGAACTACTAAAACAATTCCAAGGCAGAGAACAATCATTGTTCGGTGATTTACCAGATTTTAGTGATCTTATAGAAAAATTAGAAACACTTATAACACCAGTAGAAGAAGTAAATGAAAAAATAGAAGAAACAGTCGTCAAGGGTGAAAAGATGGGTATGACATTTGCCAAATTCCTTGACATGGTGTTTGATCAAAATCGTGTAACAAAATTCTATGATGTTGTTGACAGCGAAAATGCAACGTTTATGGAAAAAATAAAAGCCGCAATGGATTTAATCTTTGGCGGTATAAAAGATGGTGTTATGGACTTCTTCGATAGAATTAGTGAAAAGTTAAAAGCCGCTGGTGTTGGTGATGCAATGAAAACATTAGAAGATGGTTTTGTGAAAGCAGTAGGCATGTTCGAAGATTCATTAGCAAATGCTATTGTACAAGGTAAAGCAGACTTTAGTGCTTTAGGTGATCACATAAAACAAGTACTTGCAAAAGCACTAGTACAGAAGTTCATTACTGCACCTATTATGGGTATATTTGGACTTGCAAAAGGTGGTACAGCAAAAGGTGGACAACCATACATTGTTGGTGAAGAAGGACCAGAATTGTTTGTGCCAGGACAAACAGGTACAGTTGTGCCTAATGATCAATTGAGAGGCAGTGGAGGTATGGGTGCCGCAACAGCAGTAACATACAACATCAATGCCGTAGATGCACGTTCATTTAAACAGTTAGTTGCACAAGATCCAGAATTCTTGTTTAACGTAACACAAGCAGGTGCTAGGAGGGTTCCAGGATAATGGGTATACAAACAATTATAGACAACGCAACTTATATTAACTTTGAACATAAGAAAACAACAGCACAAAGCATTTCACGTAGTGGTAGATTGCTTACTGCAGAACTAGCCAGTGCTGTACCATTCAAGTTCACAGTAGGTATGCATGAAGGTTTAACATATAGTGAAAACAGAGATTTATTAGCAGATATCGATGTGTTAGATTTAACTGTAGAAGAAAACATTGATATAGGTAGTACAAACAGTGGTTTGAATTATATAACAGGTTATCAGGGTGATAGTAGTGGTATAGGCAGTGTTACTGTAAACGCCGCTACAGGTAATGGCGGTGCAAACATTTATTTAAATTGCACCAGTGCAGGCTCAGGAAACATACTGTTCAAAAAAGGTGACTTTATACAACCAGGTAGTGGTTATCGTTATCCTTACATAGTAACAGCACAAGTAAATCATACAACTGGATCCAATGTTACTGTGCCTGTACACAGACCTGTAATTAATCAAGACAGTTATTCATTTAGTGGCAAAAGCCTCAAAGTAGGTGTTGACGTAGACTTTAATGTAAAGTTGATACAAAAACCGTCATACAGTGTCATACCACATGATAGAATAGCATTTAGCAGAGATTTTGAACTTATTGAAGTTGTAAGAAAAGAGGACGGTTAATGGCAACAACCATAACAGAAGTACAAGGCAACAATATCAAACATGCATTGTTGATTGATTTAACTCTTGACGGCACAACGTACTATATTTCAAATGCTTATAAAAAGATCACTTACAACACAAATACATATACTGAACTAGGTGCATTGTTACAAGTAGGTGATTTCACAGAAGATTTAAAAACCACAAACGGTGACGTACAAATTGCATTAGCAGGTATACCCAGCAATCAAAATTATGTTAATTTGGTTTTAACCACACAAGTAAAAGGTGGAAATGTAACCATATATAGAGCATTCTTAAATGATGATTATTCTGTTAGTTCAGTGTATCAACGTTATAAAGGTGTGATTACTAACTATGCATTAGAAGAAGATGAAGACCTAATAGAAAGTCAAATCACAAACAGAGTAACTGTTACAACAGCAAGTATCAATACAATATTAGAAAATAGAATAAGTGGACAAAGAACTAATAGTGTAGATAGAAATAAATTTTATCCTGGAGACGGCACATTCGACAGAGTACAAAAGTTACACAATGTTAACTTTGACTTTGGTAGAGAATACACAGGCGGCACCGGCTACGGCGGTGGCGGTGGCGGTGGCGGAGGCCGTGGAGGCGGTGGTGGAGGCCGTGGAGGCGGTGGTGGTAGAAACCAACAGTTGAGATAATATGATTAGAAGTGCAACATTACAAGATTTTGATAGGATTATGGAGTTGATGATTAATTTTGCTAATCACTCTCCGTGGGCGCCACATCACAATCCAATGTACAATGATCATTATGTGAGAAATTTATTAACATCTTTCTTAACACAAGGATGCATATTGGTTGCACAACCCCAATCTAACCAAACGCCCCAACCGGACCAAATACAAGGTATGTTGATTGCAACAACAGTAAGTGATCCATGGTTACCACATGTAAAAACACTAAAAGAATTAGCATGGTGGGTAGAACCAGAGTATAGACACACGTCAATGGGTTACAGATTGTTACAAAAATACATAGAATGTGGTAAAAAGATGGTAGAAAAGAACATGGTGCATGGATTTACTCTCACAAATATGAGTATTTCACCGGACTTTGACTTAGAAAAACGTGGCTGGAACAAAGTAGAAACAAATTATGTATATGGAGATGTGTAGATGGCAGTATTTACAGCAATAGCAAGTGCAATCGTTACAGCAATAGGTGTCAGTACTGCAACTATTATCGGTTCACTTACATGGGCAGGACTTGCCACAAGTATTATTGCAGGTGGATTAGCAGTTGGAACTGCTAAAGTATTAGGTGTATTCAAACCACCAGCATTACAGCAAAGCAAAGATCCAGGTGTTAAAATACAATTACCACCAGCAACAGACAACAAAGTACCAGTTATGTATGGTAGATGTATTGCAGGTGGACTTATAGTAGATGCAGGTATCTCAAATCAAAACGACACAATGACTTATGTGTTGTTGATCAGTGAAGAAACAGATGGTGGTGCTTTTACTATTCAAAAGATATACAGAGGTGACCAAACACTTAACTTTGGTTCAGGTGCAAGTGCTCACATAGTACAAAGTGTTACAGACACCAATGCAACAGCAAGTAACAAAGTGCAAGGCAAAATGCGTTGTAGAGTATATGCAGGTGGTACTGCATCAAGTAATCAAATATTCCCAACAGGCGTAGGTGTAACACCAGTAGCGGCTACTACTATGTTAAACACAATTACTGGTAGTACAAATTATGATGATTTGGTATATGCTATTTTCCAAGTTGACTATGATCCAGAAGAAAACCTAGTAGGATTAGATCAAGTACAATTTGATATACAAAACAGTCTAAACGAACCTAGTAATGTGTTATTAGACTATTTGCAAAATAGCAGATATGGTGCAGGCTTAACTGCCAGTGATTTAGACACTGCTACTTTTGATGATTTATATGATTATTCTACAGAACAAGTAGCATACACAACATCACTAGGTGCACCTGCTACACATGATAGATGGCAAATAGACGGAATGTTGTCAACATATCAAAGTGTTAAAGATAACATCGATATATTGTGTCAAAGTTGTAGTACGTTCTTTACATACAATCCTAAACAGGGTAAATTTGCAGTTGTGCCAAACAGAGCCGCAACAGCAAGTGAAAAAAGTTCAGCATTTGTGTTTAATGATGATAATATTGTTAGTTCAATAACAATTACATCACCAGAATTATATTCATACTATAACAGTATAGAAGCAGAATACCCTAACTTGGTACAAAAAGATCAAACAGATGTGGTTATTATTAACACTGCCGCAGGTGATAGAAATCCAAATGAACCAGATAACAAAATAGACGCAAGATATGATTTAGTTAATGACAATTCAAGGGTTCATAACTTAGCAAACATTGATTTGCGTCAGAGTAGAACAAGCACAGTATTAGAATTTGATGCAGATTATAGTGCAATACAAGTAGATGTAGGTGATGTTGTTAAAGTAACACAAAGCACATACGGATTCAATGAAAAGTTATTCCGTGTTATGCGTGTGGTAGAACAAGAAACACCAGAAAGTATGCTAACTGCAAAAATATTGTTGTTAGAATACAGTGATGATGTATATGATCACACTACTGTACAAAGCAAAGGCGAAGTAGGCGTTAGTGGTATACCAGGATGGTGGACAGGCATATGGGGCAACATTGATATTGGTAACATTGCAAACATTGTTAATGGTAATGTAACAATTATTGATGATCCATTAGGCGGAAATGCAAACATTGTTGATCCTCCAACAGGTAACATCATAGGTAACATCAACATTGGTGATATTGATGACATTGTGTATCCACCATTTACACCACCAGGTGGACCAATTATAAACGTACCAATTATTATACCAGAAATACCAGACATAACAACTATATGTACAAATTTATACAATCAAAAAATTGCAGGTACACTGCCAGCAAATGTAGACTTTGGACAT